GGGAAGCTTTGGCATGCGCGTCATTATGAGCTACCAGCCCAGTACTCTCTCGCAACAATTCACGGTGGACGTGCTCTACGGTGTTGCAGCTCTCCGAAACAACTTCGCTGTGCAGGTGAACTCGTAGGCCGTGGCGGGCCTAGAAGTCGCAGCCCATTCACAACGGAATCCCGAACACTCGGTACACGACAGCTATGAACCTCAAAGCGTACTATAAAAAACTTCGCGCGGTTGAGCAGAGCCTAACGGAGCCGTTCGCGGTACTGGAGAGCCATGAAACGCCGGATGGCGGAAAGGAAGGCGTCCTGACCGAAGTTCCCAAGCACCTTGCGGCAAGAATGATCGCCGAAGGCCGCGCTCACATTGCTAGCGATGAGGCAGTGAAAACCTTTCAGGAAAAGAAGGCCGAGGCAAAACGAGCCGCGGACCAGGAGGCAGCGGCCGCCAAAATGCAAGTCACCCTAGTTCCCGCCGACATAAGAAAAGCGAATCGGGGCGGGAAAGACTAACGCCCGGAAGGCGAACAGAAATGGCGCTATTCACCGACGGTTCCATTTCGACGCTCGACCAACTAGCCGCAGAAGATAGTGCGGTCCTTGACGTCGCCAGCACGGAGGGAATCGACGCGACGGCAAAACTATCACTGGCACAAGAGGAAGTTGGCATGGAGCTGACCGCGGCGATCGCAAGGTCCCCGTTCGTCAACCCTTCGGTCTGGTGGCCGGGAAGCACGATAACTCAACCGCCCTTGCAGCTTCAACAGATCGTGGTTACATCTCCGCTCCGGCTCTGGCACACGTTTCGCACTCTAGAGCTTGTATATCGAGATGCGTACTACAATCAACTCAACGATCGCTATCAAGGAAAATGGAACGAATACAAAGACCTCGCCAAATGGGCCGCAGCTACGTTATTTCAGACAGGCGCCGGCGTGGTTTCGGATCCGATCCCTATCGCTCAGACGCCCACACTAACAGTGCTAAGCGGGACTTTGCCGGCACTAATGTACTTCGTCCAGATCTCCTGGCTAAACTCTCGAGGTGAGGAAGGCCTAGCCAGCCCGGTGGCATCGATCAACGCCCCGAACCAAAGCACAGTTCAGGTTTCGGTCTCTGCCTGGCCGACAAATGCGGTCGCCTGGAGTGTATACGCTGGGGCTTCGGTAGATTCCATCACCCTGCAGAACAACACTGCGTGGAGCCCCGGGCAGGTTTGGGCCGCACCAAGTTCCGGCCTAATTTCGGGGGCAGCGCCAGGCACCGGGCAGGCCCCGAACTTTTTTCAACCGATTCCACGGCTGCTGCAAAGGGGATAACGGGCGTGATCAGCATTGGATACGCGGCGTCGTCAAAGCTGGTTCAGATCTTGACGGCGGCGGCCGGATTGAACACAAGTATTACAGCGCTGGCGGAAACGGAAAACGTTGTACTTTCGCCGATTGCAGATCAGCAGTTCTTTGCGTCGAATGTCTCGAGCGAACTCGCGGAGAAGGCCGGCGAGGCCAAGTACACCGCAGTCTATATTTACTGTGAAAGCATGGCTAACGTCCTGAAGGAGAAGTTCAGGTCCTTTTCCGGAAGCGTGCAATTGACCATTGAAGTACGGGTTTCGCAGGATCGCCTCGATGGAATCGATCAACAGGCTCAGCTTTATACGGAAGCGGTGACACAGGTATTGAACCAAAACCGAGGAGACTGGGGCCAAGGGTTGTTCTACGGGGGCCGCTATGAAGTACACTTTGGGCCCGTAAAGCACGGTGGACGCAATTTTATCAAGAGCGGGAAAATTACTTTCCCGGTTGACGCGAGTATAGACTAGCCTATGGCAGTTTACATTTCATCCGATTCGAACCGCTTTTACTGCGCCACTGAAACAACCTATGGCCAGGTGCCCGGCGTTACAGCGAGCAACCGAATTCCTACATTAAAGCTGACGGCCAAACAACAACTTGAAGTAACTACGCGCAAGGACAAGACGGGAAGCCGAACCTTCGCCGGTCTTCCTGCTGGAGGACGGCGCAAGACGACCTTCCAGCTAAACACTCTATTGACGACATGGGCCGGAGGAAGCAACGGACCAAGCTACGGACCGTTATTTCAAGCAACACTTGGTAGCGCGCCGTTGAGCTTTGTGGGCGGGACCGCGGGCGGCGGTTCGGCAGGTTCAACGGTCGTATTTGCGGCGCCACACGGCCTCGGCGCCGGCCAAGCGGTGACGTACCTGGGAGAAATCCGCTTCGTTGCCGCTGTCATCAACAACGCGACAGTTCAGCTAAATGCGCCCTTTTCGGTTCTTCCGACCTCCGGGGCAAGCATCGGGCCCACAATAACGTACTCCCCGAGCACGCAACTTCCCAGCGTCAGCGTGTTTGATTACTGGAGTCCCAGCTCGGCGGTGCAACGTATTCTATGCGGGGCCGGCATAGGGCGCATGGTGGTGAAGGTCAATGGGGACTATCACGAGTTTGACTTCAGCGGCTCCGCTCAGGATCTAGCTGATAGCAGCAGCTTCACCAGCGGAATCGGGCAACTGAGTTCCTTTCCAGCTGAACCGGCAATTGAGCCTTTTGACTATTCCATTGTTCCGGGCCACATGGGCGAAATATGGCTGGGTAACATACCCAACCAATTTTTTACTCTGACGGACGCCGCACTCACGGTTGATAACGCTCTGGATCTTCGGGCGACAGAATTTGGCTCGAGCGTACCGAGAGCTATCTCGGCGGGGACGCGGTCGGTGTCGATCGACTTCGAGCTTTATGAGCAGAACGACAGCGCTACGCCGGGGCTGTACCAAGCCGCGCGGCAACAGTCACCCATCAGCGCCATGCTTCAGCTTGGCCAGCAGCCTGGACAGTTGTTTGGAGCGTATCTCAAGAGCGTCCTTCCGGAGGTCCCGGAATACGATGACGGCGAAAGCAGGCTTAAGTGGCATTTTCGCAGCTCGAGGGCGCAAGGCACGGTAGACGATGAAATCACAATGGCATTCGGATAGAGCATGAATTACGAGAGTTCATCCAGAGTCGAGTCCAAGGCGCACCCGGGAGTCACGTTCGTCATTTCGAAGATGTCCCTCGGCCGCCGGCTGGATCTGATCCAGCGCGTTCGGGACCTCGCGCTGAAGCACGAGTTCGTGGAAGCGGGCGGTTCGCCGAAGGAAAGGCTGGAGGCGGCCGCGCTATCGGCAGAGATCGACCATCTTTACGTGAGATGGGGAGTGCAGCAGCTGATCGGACTGGAAGTGGACGGCCTCCCAGCCACTCCGGCAATGCTCGCCTCCCACGGACCGGAGGACCTGTGCCAGGAGGCTGCTTCCGCGGTTAAAGCGGAGTGCGGGCTTTCCGAGGCTGAACGAAAAAACTAATAGTCGCCTTCCATTTTCAACTATCGAACCCAGCCGCCTGGAAGTGCGACGAATGCCGTAAAGCCGGGCTGGAAATAAAGAGAAGATGCGGCTGGGTGCCGCGCGCGCAGCAAGAAAAGCCTCACGTGGTGTGGGGGTGCAAGCGCGCTGTAGCCGACACATGCCCGAAGTCGATGATTACCGCACAGAGCATCACATGGATTGAAGAGTTTCTGATATGCAAACGACTGTTCCACGGTTTTCCTTTCGACTTGAGCGCCCGGCAGGCCGAGGCGTTTCTCATCCTGGAAGAAGAACTGTTATCGGAGGAGCACGGTGGCAAACAGAACGGCTGAAAGCGCGTTGCTGGCGGCGAGCGGACCGTACTCAGGGTCTTCGGGGATAACGAATTTACTGGGCACCGTACTGCCGCAGACCATCGGCGGGCTCAACGACACGATGACTAACCTGTCGCAGAGTTTCGGAAGCCTAGTCTCAACGAGTCAAAGCCAAGCCGAAGCAGTCCTAGCGAATACACAAGCGATCGTGCAGAGCACTTCCAGCCGCTCGACCGGGGGCGTCACAGGAATGCTGGGCCAGGCGGCCTCCAGCATTCTTGGAGGAATGGGTTTCTCTCCAATCATTTCCGGTCTCCTCGACTTATTCGGATCCAGTTCTCCAGCAACACCGCCGCCGCTGACGCCGTTCACGCTGCCACCGAGCATCAGTTTCCAAGCCGCCAACGTTGGGCCGTCGAATGGTTCGGGCTTGCCGGGCGCCGACTACGGGCAAAGCGGCCTTCCGAGAGTGATGCAAGACTCATCCGGATCGGGAAGCGCGGCGCAGCCAGCGGCAACTTCCAATGTCACGATAAACGTTCAAGCCATGGACAGCCGTTCGTTCCTGGATCACAGTTCAGACATCGCCAATGCGGTGCGCGATGCCATGCTGAATATGCACTCGCTGAACGATGTGGTGAGTGATTTGTAATGTCAACGACTTTCCCAACGCTAAAGACTGGCGCCACGGCCCAGTATCCGGCTAGCAAGAGTATCTCCTATTCGAGTTTTGTCGTTCGTTTCCTGGATGGAAGCGATCAGAGATGCAGGACTTACAGCGCGCCTTTGCATAAATGGGCGCTTCCTTACACTTTACTCGATGACACGGAGGTAAGCACCCAGGAGCAATTTTTTGCCGCCCAGGAAGGCCAGGCTGGAACCTTCTCGTTCACCGATCTATGGACGCAAACCCCGTATCCAAACTGCAGCTTGGCCCGAGACAACTTTAGCTCCGAGCTAAAGCAGGAGGCACAGGTAACGACGGCCGCGCTTGTGACAGAGAACAGAACCTAGATGCTTTATTTTCCACAATTGGCCTCCGGCGGCACCGCACAATATCCGGTCCAGAAAAGCTACAACGCAAGAACGATTATCAACACCTGCGAGGATGGCCACACGGTCAAGCTGTTCGATGCCGGCGCAACAAACCAGCAGTGGACATTTCCACTCCAAGACTTGACCGATGCCGAGCTCAATACGTTACAAACGTTCTTTTCAACTTGCGAAGGCCAGCTCAACCCATTCACCTTTCTAGATCCACTCAGCAATCTTCTGATGTGGAGTGACATGCTAGATCAAGCCGCATGGCAGAGCAGCACCGTGTTGCAGATTGAGCCGGGCATCGACGACCCGATTGGCGGCACGATGGCAAGCCGCCTAATCAATCCATCGGCAGCAGACTTGACGCTCCAGCAAACCGTCAATGCGCCTGGCTGGTTCTTCTACTGTTTCAGCGTCTACGCGCGCAGCCAGAGCGGCAACATCTCGTTGTTTCTGCAGGCGGGATCGGCCATCTCGACGCGCACGATCCGGTCATCGGGGTTGTGGAGCCGTATCAGCAATTCCGCGGAACTGAACACCACCGCGGAATCCTTGAGCGCGGGAATCGTGATTCCAGCTGGGCAGTCGCTGGACGTCTATGGCTTTCAGCTAGAACCTCAACCCGCCGCATCCGCCTACAAGCAGAGCTTCGGGACAGGCGGAATCTATCCCATCGCACATTTTGCAAACGACATTTTCACATTCACGACGGACGGGCCCAACCGCCACCATTGCACTGTGAAAGTCACCGTTCCATGAGTAGTTGAACCCGAAAGCATCCGCTGCCGCCGCAGAGCCACCAGATTTCATGCCCACCGCCTTTCAAATCAAAGAGCAGGCGATCACGGACACGCCCTTGCTACTGTTTGATTGCCAGTTTCCAAGCGGCACTTTTGAGAACTGGAGCACTCACGCAGTTGTGGTCGCAGGCACCACTTATGTCGCCAAAGTAGTTCAGCATAATCTCTTTGAGGTTCAAACGTCGTCTAATCAGGGTGTAGATGCGATTCCCAAGATCTCCCTGACGCTGGCAAACGCCGACTCTCATTTCTCCGAGCTGGAGCGCACGCTAGGTTTCAAGGGATCTACGCTTACGGCGAGTTTCGTCTTCGTCGACCTGGTGAGCGGCACGCCCACAACCGCGGTAATGACGCTGTTTCAAGGCATATTCAACCCGCCGGATGAAAGCACCGAATCGACTTTTCGTGTTACCGCCATCAATCGAATGAACATGCAGCGGGTTCTGCTGCCGCAGGTTCGAATTCAGCGGCGCTGCCCGTGGGACTTCGCCTCAAACCTCGCCCAGCGACAGGAGGCGGTCAATGGGGGAACCGAGGGGCAATACTCCCGATTTTACCGATGCGGGTACTCTCCCGATGTCGCGGGCGGCGCCGGTAATCTGAATGGCACGGCTGCTTACACGAGTTGCGCGTTCACGAGGACGGATTGCCAGGCGCGCGGCATGTTCAGCCAGGACAATGCACAGAACGTGACGCAGCGATTCGGCGGATTCGAGTTTGTCCCTTCAGCGACGCTGGTGCGCAGTTACGGAGATCAGTCAAAGTATTGGTCGCCCCTAACGATAAACTTAGCGCAGTACAACGACTTTGTGCCGTTGGTTTACGGAACGCTTTGGTACGCGCCGGGTATTGTGTTTGCCCGCAACGACGGCAATCTCACTCGCATGGAAGTGTTGTTGGGCATGGGCGCGATCAATTCCATAATTACCGTCTTAGTCAACGACATCAACATCCCTTTGGGAAAGT